TTTGATGATGTACTTGGAATTCAATTACTCCGCAACCGTTTCGCCTTATTGGCAATGGAAGCAGCGGAGAAATCAGTACAGGCACCAATTGTACTTCCACAAGATGTACAAGAACTCCAGTTGGGTGGCGATGCGGTTATCCGTACTTCCAACCCAGCAGGTGTTCGACGTGTGGAACTTACATTGCCACAAGGCGCATTCACAGAACAAACACTACTTAACCAAGAACTTAGAGTTGGTGCTCGTTATCCAGAATCACGTACTGGTAACATTGACGCATCTATCGTTACTGGTCAAGGTGTACAGGCTCTTATGGGAGCATTTGATACTCAAGTCAAATCAGCCCAAGCAATCTTTGCAGCAGCACTTCGTGATGTAATTAGTGTGTGTTTTGAAATTGATGAATTAATCTATCCAGAAGAAAAAACAATTCGTGGTGTTGATTCTGGTTCACCATATGAAATTACCTATAAACCAAGTAAAGACATTAAGGGTGATTATTCAGCCGATGTTCGTTACGGAATGCTTGCTGGTCTTAACCCAGCCCAAGGTCTTATCTTTATGTTACAAGCACTTGGTGGTAAGTTAATCTCCAAAGATATGGCTATGCGTGAGTTGCCATTTACTGTTAACGTAACTCAAGAACTTGAGAAAATTGAAATTGAAGATATGCGAACAGCATTACTTGGTTCGTTGACTGCTTACACACAAGCAATACCACAGATGGCTACACAGGGACAGGACGCATCTGAAGTCGTTAGAAAGATTGCTGCGGTAATCAAGGCTCGCCAAAAGGGACAAGCATTAGAAGATGCTATTGAGGCTACCTTTGCACCGCAACAACAAGTCCCTCCTGCTGGTGCCTCTAATCCAATGGTTGAGCAAACGTCCCCTGCTCCCTCTGGTGCCCCAGTAGGAGGCTCTCCTCAAGAAGAACCAATATCTTTACCCCCACAAGAGGAACCAGACATTCAAACAATTCTTTCCAGTTTAACAGCAGGTGGAAGAGCAGGCGGAAGAGTAGTAACCAGAGGATAACTAGGCGGGGGACATGACAACAATAATTGGCTTAGAGCATAAAGACCGCTGTTTCATAGTTGCCGATAGCAGAACTACGGATAATGATGGAAGAATTTACACTCATCCTCAAGTACAAAAAATTTCAGAAAATGGAATGTTTTTAATTGCTGGTTCTGGTGAAACATTACCTTGTGATATAGCGCAACATGTTTGGGAGCCACCAACTCCAAGTAAGCAAGACCGAGAAGACCTTTATCATTTTATGATTGTAAAAGCAATGCCATCTTTACGTAAATGCATGACAGAAAATGGCTACAATTTTGATGAAGACACTAAAGAAACTCGTTTTCAGTTTATAATGGCTGTTGGTGGAGAAATATTTGATGTCGACCAAGAATTATCTATAAGTAAATCTGCAGATGGAGTATACGCTGCAGGTTCAGGAGCGGCATATGCACTAGGTGCTATACATGCTGGTGCAGATGCATATGAAGCAATGGAAATTGCATCTAAACTTACAGCATTTACGGCAGGACCTTATATGTCAAAAGAACAACCTAAAAAAATTAAGTAGGAGGCGTCATGGCTGGAGTTAAAGGCAGAAGCGGTGGAGACCGCCCAGACGCATCTCAAAGTAATTTTGGTGTGTCGGCAATAGGTGGTGCTGGCTCAAAAGAAGGACAACCTAAAAGATATATACCAGGAATGAAAAGTTTAGGTTCTACTGGAACTGAAACAATGATGCAACAAGGTGGAGCGGTAATGGCAGACAATAGAGCAAAACGCCCAATGGGTGCCCTACCTAAAGGTGGCGGACAAGGTGCAATGGGACTTAATTTAAAAGGATTATTAGATGAAGACGACAATCCTTTAGAGCCAATGAGTACTGGCATAGACTTTGGAAGAGGAGCGGGTTCTGACGCACTTCCTGGGTATGCTAGACCAGATACTAGGTCTATTGAAAACAAAGAGATAGTTATAAAATATTTACCAGCATTTGCTAATGCAGCAAAATCAAAAAATGCTCCAGAATCATTTAAAAGATTTACTAATTACTTAATGAGCAAAATTAATGTCAACGTCTGAGTGGCATCCTGGTAGTTTATACGATAATATAAATGTATTTGCTAACTCTTTGGGTTACGAAAATGCAGGAATAGCAATTACTTTAGGAATGATTCCTTGGGAATCAATAGAAGATAGAGATGCTTTTATAGAAACTGTTACTGGAGATATACCAAAAGGTGAAAACTCTACAAATTACAACATACAATATTAGGAGGCAATAGTGTCACTTTGGAATGACTTCCTTGACAATATTGCTAAACCAATAGGTAGCGGAATAGCAACTGGCGCTAAAGAATGGGCTGGTTGGTTTACTGGTAATGTTACAAGCCCATCTCAAGCGGTTAGCAACATTGTACTTCCCGCTGCTATAGATATTGGAACCAGTAAGCAATTAGCCAATATGGGCTTGGAAAAATCTGCTCAAGAAGCAGTTAAAGAAAATCTTAAATATTCTGTTAAAAATCAAGCAGCAAGTAATGACATAGTATTGCAGGCTGGAGTAAAACTTCATGATGAGTTTATTTCTCCATATATTACTAGGCCAGTATCTACCTTAGGATTGTTAACCGATTTTGATTCTCCATTATATATATCTGAGGAATTTGAAAAAGGGTTTCAAGCAAAAGATTTAAAAAGAGCCTATAATCGTTCAGAAGAAGTAAGTTTAGGACAGGCTTTTACTAAGTCAGATTTAACGCAAATAAAAAGAGTTGCGGACGTTGTATTTGATAGAGGTCAAATAGATTTAGACAAAATAGACTTATGGGATGATGATGACATTCAGGCTGCATTTGTTGACAATAATGTTGGAAAATATTTTACGGGAACACTTGATTTTGTGGGCGGCAATTTAGTAGTTGGTGGTGCTTTTGGTGCTATCAGTAAAGGTGGCAAACTTGCTGCTAAAAAAACTGGTTATACAACAAGAAATGTTGCTAGTAGCGAACTTGAAAAAAATATTAATGATGGGATAGCCTTTGGAACTGGAGTTGCTGGAGGCAAGCAAACAGTATCTGGCGATTTAATAACAAAACTTGCTGAAAGTACAGATGCTAATTATGTCGTAAGAACTCTTAAAAAGTTTACAAATAATGAAGATTTGATTGGTCCAGTATTAAGAGCAAAAAATCCTGAGACCGTAAAAGATTTAATACTTGCGGACAAGGGGTATTTGCCTGCATTAGATAGACTTTCAAAAAATGCTCCAGCAGATTTATATGAAATTGGCAATGTAAATGCAATAATTAAAAACAAGATTGCTCAAACTGGAAGCATACCAGAATTTAGTGAGTCTTCTTGGTCACGTTTGAACGCTGCATTTGATGATGCGATTAATCGTGTGCCAGAATACAGACAAATTAAAGACGCACTTCTTGACCCAGCACGAGGCGTACCCAAGATGATGGGTAAGAATTATTCACCAATTGAACCTAAATTTGCTTTAGGAGCAAAGGCTGCAATATCTGCTGGAACTATCAAGCAAAGAATTATTGGCAACAGTTTAAATGGTCCATTAACTAGAGTTGTCAATTTTTCTGGTTCTCAATTACCTCTAGGCCATGTAACCTTTTCTGGTCTTCGACCACTTGATGGTGTAAAAGAACTAAATGCTATGTTTGATAGTATTGATGCGTTACGATACAGTAAAACGTTTTTTGCTGGAAAAACAAATATGGTTGAAATAAAACCAGGCGAATTTATAAGTGTTCAAGATTTTCGCAATAAGGCTATATCAGATTTTGTAAGCGCTGCTGACGATATTGCAAGAAACAATGTATTAGACAAACTTGATGACCAACTTGGAATTGTTATAGCCGCTAAATATAAGTATTATGATGTTGCTAAAATTCAAGAGTTTGTACAACAAGCCAAAAATGAAATTTTTAAAAGCATTAACCAAATAACAAAAACTGGTTACGGTATGGATGCTCAGAGCATGAGAGTGTTAACTGACGTTCAAACTCAGAGACAGTTAATTGAATCCCGCAGAATGATACCTTGGAATTTGATTGAAAATGAAATTAAAAAATCATCATTAATTAAAGGACCAACAGTTACAAAGAGAGGTCAAAAAGCCCTTGTAACTACTTCTGAAGTTGCACAAAGAGTTTTTGAAGTATCAAATAAATACTGGTCTATTGATGTTTTGGCTAGACCTAACTACATTCCAAAGAACAGCCTTTTTGAACCTTCTCTTAGCGCTGTAATGGCGCATGGAACCTCAATTGCCATAGATGGTATTCCTAGCATGACTAAAAACTTTATTAAAAATAATAAAAATAGACTTTTTGGTCAAATTTCTAAAAAGTATAATGCTAAAGAAATAACTGCAGTTAACAAAACCGTAGAAGGCCTGACCGACCAACTAGATACAGCGGTTACTAACTTAAATAATTTGACAGCAGAACTTGATGTATTTTTAGGCAAAGGAACAATTAAACCATCTCCAAAGGCAATTAGGGATAATCAGGCTAAAGTTGTTGATGAACTTACCGCCGCAAGCAAACTTGTTGATGATATAGAATTAGAACTTAGGGCTGCTGTTCGTCCATTTGGAAAATTAACTGGACAGGTTCCAACTATTCCAGGTTTGGAAAGAAGAATTAAATTTTTAGAAAACGAAATTGATACAAAGGGAAAATATTCTGGTGAGGTTTTTGCTGCTAAAAACGCAATTACTAAAGCCAAGGGAGCAATAGCAACCCTAGCCCCTGATTCTAAAGAAATACTTCAAGCAAATAAAGAAATTGCTTTACAGTATAAAAAAATTGAAGACATTCTTGAGAACTTAGGAGAGGCTAAATACAGTCAAGCCTTAGTATACGAAAAAGGCAGCAAATATAAAGAACGTTTCTATGGTAAAAAAGATGATTATATTTTTGTAAACAACGAATACGTTCCTACAGAAACTTTGCTTTCCCCAAATCAATTTGGTCTTGCAATGAAACAAGAATTTGGAAATGCTAGAACTGTTACCTCAACATATTTAGGAGAGTTAACCACTGGCATTCGCCAAGGAATGATTACTAGAAGAGGTTCCTCTACTGTAACCTATGTAAATGACCCAATATATTTTGAAGAACTAGCATACTTTACAAATCGTTCTTTAAGAGGCGATAAGTTAATAGACCAGATACTTGCTGATGTCCCAGAAAAAGAATTAATCGAATGGGGCAATAAAAACATTGGGTACTTTGAGCAATTTGGTCCAGTAAGCAAAGCAGATATTCCTAACATAGTTGCAGACAAAGTTGCATTAGTAAATAGATTTTTGCCTGACAAAGAAGCAAGACTTGCTGCGTTGGCTGGTGAGGTAGATTCAGTTCAACTTCAAAAAATCCTTTCTAAAGACTTAAGAAATTTAAGTCCCATACACCCACTTGATTTTGATGTTCATACAGCATCTGAATTAGGAGTAAGGGATTTAGGAAGACTTGAAAGATGGCTTGATAAATCTGCATCTGCGATATTTTCAAAGTTAACTGCACCAGAAAATCCAATTCGTTGGGCTTCTGGTAATAAATTCTTTGTTCAAAATATTCAACGCAGAGTAACTGAATTAGAAAATCAAGGCTTTAATTTCCTTAAAAAAGACGGAACAGTCGATATAGAAAAAATAAACGACTTGCGCTCCGCTGCCTCAAGAGAAGCATTAGAGCAAAACGAAAAAGTATTTTATACAATTCGCAGACAGAGTAAACCTTTATATGCTGCACGTCTAGCAACTGCTTTCCCGACTGCATCTTTAAATGCTTTTTACAGATACGGTAAATTTGCACTAGACAATCCAGAAAGAGTATCTCAATTTTTGTATAACTACCAAGCGGCATTTACGTCCTTTGGTGTGGATAAGTACGGTGCGCCAGTAGATGACCCATTAAAGGCTACTCACTTAGTTGTTCCATTATCAAAAGAAATGGGATTTTTTGGTGGCAAGGGTATTAGATTAAATGCAAGGGCTATTGGATTCTTACTCAACTATCCAACTCCTTCTCTTTTCACAAGTGTTACTGTTGCAGAAGTTTACAAAAACTACCCAACGGTTGAAGATTCACTTAAACAATATTTAGGTTCTAATTACGATATAGTGTTTCCGTATGGCCCGCAAACTAGTTTTTTTAAAGCCTTTGAACCTAGATGGTTAGGCGACTTTAAAAATTATGTTGAAGGTCCTGAAGGCAAAAGAGATTTTCTTGATTCATGGACAGATGTTCATAATTATTATATGACATTAAGTGAATTAGGAATTCAAAAATATCCTGGCATGGATGAAATTAATAAAATTACTAGAGAGCAATTTGGATTAAAAGCCAGTTGGTCATTTGCTAACATTTTTGGTATACCAGCCAAGGTTGATACAAACCCTATGGTTATATATGATGACCTATTTGATATGTTGGTCAACAAGTATAGAACTGGTATAATCGACCCAATTACTAGACAGTTTACAACTTATAGCGAACAAGATGCTAAAAAACTTGCTGGTAGGGAAATGAATGAGCGTTTGGGTGTTAAGTTCCCATTGGATAGAATTACTTTTAAAGGTTCTAGCCCAGAAGCGTACATACAGCCAAATGTTGAATCTTACAATAGGGTATTTAAAGATAATACCGACCTTGCAGTTAAATTAGCGCAAAACGACCCAGAATTAATTGGGTTGCTTAGCCTAGACATAGATACTAAAGAAAACTTTAATCTTACCGTCTATAACATTTTAAGAGACCCAAAGACTAAACTGCCAGATGGTAGCCCATTAAATTCTTACATGATTACGCCAAAAGAACAAGAACGCCGCAGAATGATGAATCGTGCTTGGGCTGGATATAATTACATGGTAGATGGGTTAGAGCAAAAAGCACAAGACGCAGATGGAAAGTCTTTGCGCTCTCATCCTGAGTTAAAGGCAGTTCTTAAAGAATTTGCCAATACCGAACTAAGAAAAATTAGTGAAGATTGGTGGAAGCGATGGAGCAAAGGTGGCTTTGAAGACAGAGCCTTTAAGTATGCTAATGGTTTAAACGATATTGTTTCCGATGAAAAATTCATGGAGCAATATGGTAAAACTAAACTTTGGGAAGATGTAAAAACCTTTACGGTAATGAGAAATACATTTAGTAGTTTTTATTCTAAATTGCCAGAAAGAGACCCTAGAAAAGCAAAAACTATTGATGCCTACAATGAGTTAATAGATAGATTTTCAGAAACATGGCATCCCAAATTAAAAGAATTAATAGTTAGAAACTTTTCCGAAGATACATTAAAGGAAGCAAAATAATGACGCCAGACAAAACAATGACGCCAGAACAAGTTGAAGCATTGGCAAATGCTGTACTATCACGTATAATGGCTACAACTGGTGGAGCAGATGGCACTACTATTGCCAAAGATGCCATCAAACTTACTGAGGCTGGCGCCAAGCAACTTCTTGATGCTATTATGACCGATATCCAGTTTACTGGTAAATTGTCAAAAGAAGACTTATCTGATTTTGTTCAGAAATATAACAAAGAGGCTAACAAGCAACTTGAAACAGTAGTTCAAACAGTAAGAAGCCAAACAAAACCTGGCGACACTGCTGAAGATATTAAAAATATTATTAAAACTACTTCACCAAGTTTTTTTCAACCAAAAGATTTTACTACAGATTATCTATGGACCAAGGTAAATTTTGCGGATGAAAAGACTTTGGGTGCTAAGGCATTAGATGCTTTAACTGAGGCCCGTAAAATTGCTAGAGACTTTAATCTAAGTACTGTGTCTGATATAGAAATACGTGAAGCAGCCAAAAAAATTGCTAGCGGTAAAATGACTAAAGATGATTACATAACCGAACTAGGAAGATTGGCTGCCGCAGAATATCCTCAGTATGGGGAAAGATTTAAAAATACTCCTGGTGCAACAACACGCAGTTTAAATAATCCAATACTAAAAGCAATAGCAGAAGAGTGGGAAGTGGAAGCCGACTCACTAGATTTAAATGACCCATTTATTGATAGTTTAATTCGTCCAGACGGAACAATTGGCAAAGCATCGCCAGCAACTATAGCGGAGGCTAGAATGAAAGCAGCAGTGCATCCAAACGCAGATAAAAGTACAAAGTATATTACGGCTGCTCGAACCGCTGGAAATCAACTTGCGAGAGCAATGGGGTTTGGTATATAAATGGCCAGAAAAAAAACAGAAGCAGATAGATTAGCCGCTGACCTAGAGCGTCAACTTGCAGCATTAAATGCCCAACCAAGTCCAGTTGATGTCGTAAGAAACATTACCAATCCAGTCGCTGATACATCTAAACCTACTTACGAGGGAATGCGTTCACAGTTATCTGAAATTAAAGACCCTAAGGTTAGAGCGGCATTTGAAAAGGCTTTTGCTTCTACCGACAAATTAACGGAGCAAGTTACAACTCAATATGAAACCCTTGGTTATGACTATGACCCAAACACTAATGTCGCAAAACCAAAGGCGCCAACAATAACGCCAATAGTGCCAGTAGTGCCAGTAGCGCCAACGCCAAAAGATGAAGCAATAATAAATTTAGCAGAAGAAGCGTTTGTTAGTTCTTTAAAATTATTAATGGGTAGCGCAGAGGCATCTAAGCCATACGTAAAAGAACTTTACAAATTAGTTTCTAAATACTATAAAAGTGGTTCAAGCATATCAGACGCTATTAATTTAGCGTTATATGATGCTAGGGAAAATAAACTTATTCCTGAATTTACTAATCGTTTTAGTGGAATATTTAAACTCGCAGACCGTCGTGCTGCTGGTGAAATGATTGATGTCCCTACACTTGCTGAATATGTAAAGTCCCAAGAAGGTCTTGCTGAAGTATTTCGTTCTACAAATTTAGGTGAGTTGGCTACAGAATCATTTTTAAATGAAGTTATGGGTACTGGAAAATCAGTAGCAGCAACAACTAAGATTATTACAGATGTTTATGATGCTATTAGACTTGCTCCAGAAGACTGGAAAAATATGGTTAAAACAAAAATGCCATTTGCGACAGAACCAATGCTTGCAAAAGCACTATTGCTTGGCACTAAGGGTGCAGAAGAATTAGAACGAGAAGTTAATAGGTATGGAATTATGGCAGCAGCCCAAAGCCAAGGGTTGACTGTTGGTGAAGAAGCAGCAAGTGAGTTACTTGCTAAAGGCGTAAGATATGGAACTTCTAAACCTCAATTTGGAAGAGCAGCAACAATTCTTCCAACTGCGCAAAAATTAACGTCTATGGAAACTGGAATTGAACCAGGAAAAGCCTACGGTCAAGAACAAGCATTCTCTGCAATATTTGACCAGAACGCAGCAGAACTTCAAAAATTAGCAGATTTAGAATTACGTGAAGAAGCAAGATTTGCTAAACGTCCTGGAACAGCAGGCAGTAGGTCATTTGCTTCTCAAGCCAGAGGTATGATTTAAACAAATAGAATCCTATGTGAATCCATCGGCCTCACATAGCGTACTAGACCGATAGCAAGAGCCAGCCTGGTTCCCCGACCAGAATCTGAGGCTTGCGACTAACCAAACGAATAGAAGGGTGGTTGCTATGAGCAACAACTACTGGGATGAAGACGAAGACGACCAAGATACCGACACCGATACGCAAATGGATGGAAGCGATTTACTTAAAAAATTGCGAAAAGCCAAGCGTAACGATGAGAAGCGTATCAAGGAACTCACTGAGCAACTTGAGGGATTATCCAAGGTGCAGCGTGAGCGTACAGTAAAAGAAGTCCTAGAAAAGAAGGGCGTCAACCTTAAAGCAGCAAGATTAGTTCTTAAGGATTTGGATGATGTTAACGAGGAGTCAGTTAATAACTGGCTCGATGATAACGCAGACTTATTTGGACTAACAGTTACTAAAGAGGAGCCTAAAGCATCAGAACAAGACCGTGCCGCATTGCGTCAACAGGATGTTCTAACGTCTAACGCTATGACCCCAGACCGAGCAGAAGATTTAAATCTTCGCATTGATAATGCAGATTCGATGGATGCATTATTGGATGTACTCCGCTCACAATAAAATTCCGTTATTAATCACCCTGGAGGTGAAACATGGCTAACGCCTACGTATCAACAGGTTCGTCCTCATTAGGAGGAACCGCTGGTTCTGCTGGTTTAGTACAGAAGGCGTATGACCGTCTTCTTGAATTCGCTCTTCGCTCTGAGCCATTAATTCGTTCAGTTGCAGACAAGCGTCCAGCACGCCAAGCAATCCCTGGTTCAACAGTTGTTCTACAACGTTATGTTGACCTATCTGCTGCAACTACAGCCCTCACTGAGGATGCTGACCCAGATGCAGTAGCAATGTCCACACCAACCTCTGTAACTATTACTCTTAACGAGTATGGTAACTCAGTGTTGGTAACACGTGCGTTGGAACTATTCAGCCTTGCTGATGTAGACCCAGCAATCGCAAACATTATTGCATTCAACCTTGCAGATTCTATTGACTCTATCGCAATGACAACATTGCGTGGCGGTTCAAACGTAATCTACTCAGGTTCAACTGCAACTTCAACAGCAACAGTTACTGCTGCTGCTACACTTTCATCTGCAAACCTACGCAAGGCAGTAGCAAAATTACGTGCTAACAAGTCTATTGCTCGCAAGGGTAGCCTATACTGGTGTGGTATTCACCCAGAAGTTTCACACGACCTTCGTGCTGAGACAGGTTCAGCAGGATGGTTGCTTCCTAACCAATACGGCTCTGCACAAGACCGTATCTGGGCAGGAGAAATCGGAACTTACGAAGGTGCATACTTCGTAGAGTCTGCACGTCTGTACAATGCTACTGACGGTTCTTCATCTGCACGTGTTTATCGTACAATTCTTGCTGGACAGCAAGCATTGGCCGAGGCCGTAGCAGAAGAGCCACACGTAGTTATCGGACCAGTAGTTGACAAGTTAATGCGTCACCGCCCAATGGGTTGGTACGGCGTACTTGGCTTTGCACGCTACCGTGAAGAGGCACTATACAGAATCGAATCAGGTTCTTCAATCGCTTAGTTGATTGACGGTAGGGCTAGGGGAAACTCTAGCCTTACAGTAAGTTCATTAAGGAGAACAATGGCAGATTATGTTTTTAAAACACCTACAGTCCGAGAAGGACCAGCAGGTAAACATAGATTATTTTACTTCTATAAACTAGATAGAGGTATCAGTATTGCTAAGAGTGGCGGAGTATATTCAAGAGTTCGCTATGTTCTTGATGAGGCAATAGATGATTACCAAGAGTTCTATGTTGGTGGACATAATCATATAGTTAACGATGCTACTAAAGCAGCACTAATTGCTGGTGGCGTAGGAGTAACAGAAGCAAACTTTACAGCAGTATAAGGGGATATATGAAACACTGGGAACATCATCCAGTTGCAATTGATGGATGTTTTGGATGTAAAGGTTTAGGGCTTCAGATGAACTCTGGAGATGCTAAGAGAGATATTTCAGATAAGAAATGGACATCTGAATTACAGGCCTATAGAGATGCAAGAGCACAAGGAATACAACCAGCAGGAACAACTATGCGTCACGTACAAGAAGCGCATAGGGCTTCAGAAGTATTAGGTAAAGCGTATGATGCGGACACTATGCCTAAGACTAAAGATATAACTCCAAAAGCCGCAACCATAATGAAAGAGATAGGACAAATATAATGCCAAA